ACATGGTTCGCCTACTTCAGCGGGTCATCGGGATCGGGATCGCTGAAGACACATACGTCGCCGACTTTTTCGCCAACGGCTCCGAGTCAGGCGGAACGATCGAGATCCCCGGCCGACTGAAGGACAATGATGCCGTCGAACGGCTGCGGGCACGATGGGATGGTCGCCACCAAGGGCCGGGCAAGCGGCACAAGGTCGCCGTCCTTGAGGAAGGGGCGAAATATAATCCGACGTCGACGGAACCCGAGAAAAGCCAGCTTCTCGAGAGCCGGAAGTTTCAAGTCCTCGACGTGGTCCGACCGTGGCGCGTTCCTCCCCACAAGGTCGGAGATTTCAGCGAAAGCCATCTCGCGAACATCGAAGCTTCAAATCTGGATTATCTCACGACTGCCCTTATGGGTTGGCTGGTGGGCATCGAACAAGAGTTCAACCTTAAGCTTTTCTCTCGTTCGGAATGGCTTGCCGGATATCACGTCAAGCACGATGTCAGTGTTCTTCTTCGAGGCGACCTCAAGAGTCGCTTTGAAGCTTACAGTTCGGCGATCCGCGATGGGTGGATGAGCCGGAACGAGGTTCGCCGGAACGAGTCCAAGAACCCGATTCCAAAGGACCAAGGCGGCGATCTCTACACCGTTCAAATGCAGGTCGTACCCATCATCCACGACGAAACTTCGCAATCCAGTCCGGCCGTACAACCGCCCGTCACTCCCTCGGCAGGAAGCGAGTAATGGAACCAGAAACGAGATACCTCGAATTGTCGGCTTCCGAGGTACGGATGGAGACGGACGGCGAAGGACGTCCCATCATCCGCGGCGTGGCGGTTCGGTACGGCTCGACGTCGATGGTCCTCAAAGACGCGAAAGGGCGACCGTTCCGCGAGAAATTCCGAGCGGGAGCGTTCAGTCGAGCGCTCGCCACCGGAGCGGACGTCCGCGTCCTTATCAATCACGATCGCAACCTGGTGATGGGCAGGACCTCGGTCGGCACCGCGAAGCTCATCGACGACCCCGATGCGCTCCGGTTTGAAGCCTATCCTCCGAAAACCGCAATCACCGACCACTACCTCTCGTCCATCTCGCGCGGCGACATGGATGGAGTCAGCTTCCGGTTCTATAAAAAGTCGGACAACTGGTCAGGCGCTGGCGAAGCGACCGTGAGAGAGGTCACGGAAGCCGATATCGACGACGTGTCGGTCTGCACTTACCCCGCCTATCTGGACACTTTCGCGGGGGCTACCCGTTCGTACGACGAGCATTGCCAATCGCTCGCCCGCGATCCCCGACTCGCAAAGGCCAAACGCTGGCTTCGTCTCGTCGAGGCCGAGTCCCAGTAAGAACCAACGCTCTTCCCTTTTCATTCTTCAAGAGGCATTGATGAAAACGTCCCTGGAACTCAGAGAGGAGCGGGCCACTCTCATCGCCGAAGCCCGAAAGACCTACAACGAGGCCGAAGCGCGAGAAGGCGGCTTTACCGAGGCCGACGAACAAGCTTACGAGCGTGCGATGGAGGCGGCGGAGAAGCTCGGCAAGCAGATCGCTCGAATCGAAAGACTCGAGAGCGCCGAACAGGAGCTCGAGACGCCGGCCGAACGTCGTGGTGCACCGCTCGAACGGGAGTCCACCGAGAGTCACGAGGAAGGCGAGACTCCCCGCCAAAAGGCCGAGAAATTGTCGGCCTATCGGCACTGGCTCCGCACTGGCGAGGTGCGAGAAGCTATCGCTCCCGAGGCGCGATCCGCCAAGCAACTTGCCGAATCTCGCGACCTGACGATCGCGACCACCGGCCAGGGCGGCGCCTACCTCGTGACGCCAGTGCAGATTTCGGACGATATCGTTCGCCAGATGGACAACTTCGTCTATATCCGGCAACTCTGCCAGGCTGCGGGATCGATCACGGTCGTGACGTCGGCGCAGAAGTTGGGCATCCGGCAGAAGCTAACCCGCATGAATCAGGCAGACTGGACGCCTGAAATCGGCACGGTCAACCCTGATGCCGCGATGACGTTCGGGCGACGAGATCTCGAACCTCAGCAGATTTCCAAGCTCGCGCTCGTATCGATCCGCACACTGATGCTTTCCCGCGATGCGGAGAGAGAGGTCAACGACGAGTTGGCTTACCAGTTCGCGATCACTCAAGAAAACGTCTTCATGAATGGGACGGGAACGTCTCAGCCACTGGGCGTCTTCATCGCATCCACCAACGGAATCGATACTTCCCGCGACGTGACCGCGTCGTCCACCACAACCTTTACGGGCGACAACCTCATCGACATGAAGTATTCGCTCCGGCGACCCTACCGCGCGGACCCGTCGTGCGCATGGATGGTGAGCCGGCCTTTCGTGAAGATCGCCCGCAAACTGAAGGTCGCAAGCACGACGGGCGGCAACGACCTCGAATACATCTGGCAGCCGGGCCTAACCGGCGGAGCGCCCGACCGCATCCTGGACATCCCCTACAACGAATCCGAATACGCTCCGAGCACGTTCACGACTGGGCTTTACGTGGCAGTCCTCGGATGCTTCCGCTACTACCGAATCGCCGAACTGCCTCAGATCATGATTCAGCGCTTGGTTGAGCTCTACGCGCCGACCGGCGAAATCGGCTTCATCGGCCGCCACTATGTTGACGGCGCTCCCGTCCTGGCAGAGGCCTTCTCGCGGCTCAAGCTGGCCTGATCCTCGGGGCTAAGCTGCAACGAATTCTCTATACACATTTTCAAACACAAAATTGATCAGAAAGGCCAACGATGGCTAATGAAGCAGCCGGGGGATTTCATCCCTCAAGCCTCTGCCCACAGTCTCCGGGGTACGGCCTGGAAGGCTTCGGGTCGCCCTACGGGTACGTGCCGGTCGGAGAAGGCAAGGGAACCGGCCTCTGGAAGAACGCCGCATCGGGCGTCATTGCCTGGTTTCGCGTTCCTGAGACCGTTACGCTGGGCACTGGCCTGACCGTGAGCATCTTGCTCGCCGACGACGTTCAATATCCAGGCGCAGGCCTTAAGCCCTATATTGGCGTGACCGTCGGTCCGATCGTCTCCGGAACCACGACCCTCGACGAAGGCGCGGCCGGCCCGTTTGCGGGATCCACGGAAGTGGCGGCGCAAGTTACGATGCCGGCGACGTCGGGCGTTCTCGTCGTGGCGTCGTTCGCGCTTCCGAATGCCGATCTGAATAGCCTCGCCGCGGGATCTTGGGCCGCGATCCGCGTGCGCCGTCTCGGCACGAACGCGAGCGATACTCATCCTGGTCGGGTCGTCTTGCTCGGAGCGCAGGTGCGCAACACTTGATGCGCGTCGCCCAGCCTGAAACTCGGCCAGTGGACGAAACGGGCGTCGTCGCTGACCCCGACGAGTCCCTTTCCGAGTTTTCTGATCGACTGCCGAATCCCGAACTGACATCTCTCCCGAATCAAAGGGCAAGCCGCGTAAACCGTGCTAACTCTCATAACGCCCCCAGCGTCCGAACCAGTTGATTTAACGACAGCGAAGAATCATCTTCGCGTGGACATCAACGACGATGACGCGCTGATCACGGCGTATATCACCGCTGCGAGAGAGAAGTGCGAGTCATTTCTCAGCCGCTCCTTCATCACGACGGGGTGGCGACTTTCTCTCGATGGATTCCCGGGCCAGATCAACCGATTCGCCTCGGTCGCTGGCTACGCCGAACTCGGGATCGTCTCCCTCTATGGAGCCGTCCCGGAGTGGGCTCTCGCCGGCACGGCCTTTCCGATCGTTACTGATCGCGCGCGTCTCATCGCCGTCTCATCCCTCAGCTACCTCGATCAGAACGGAAACCGCCAGACGATGGATCCTTCGGCCTACTCGGTTGAGGCCCTCGACGGCGGCCGGATCTCGCCGGCATACGGCACGAGCTGGCCACCCGCGAGGGTCTACCCCGGATCGATCCTCGTTGACCTCACACTCGGCTACGGCCCGGACGCAAGCTACGTCCCCTCTGTGATTAAGCAATCCATTCTCATGACGGTTGGTCACCTCTATGAAAACCGCGCGGCGGTGACCGAATTGCAGACCTTCGAACTGGCGCTGGGCGTGCGATGGCTTTTGCACGCAGAAGACTGGGGATGTCGCCCGTGAGTCCCGGCGAGCTTCGCTGGCGCGTGTCGATCGAACAAAATAACCGCACCCAGGCGGCGAACGGGCAACTCACGGAGTCCTGGTCAAGCGTGATCGAATGCTGGGCAAGAATCCGCACTCCGACCGGGCGCGAGTTGCTCAACGCTCAGCAGCGGAAGGCCACGTTAAGTCACGTCATCACGATCCGGTACCAACCCTCGGCGACTTCCGGAGTGCCGGCGGTAGATCCGAAAATGCGCGTGAATTACAAGGGCCGAATCTTCCAGATTTCGGCGGTCCAGAATATCGACGAACGTAACCGGCAGCTCGATTTGCACTGCACTGAGGTCGTCGGACAAACATGAGCGTCACCGAAACACAATCGATTTCGATCTCGACTTCCGGGGGCCGCTCGCTTGCGGGGTCGGTAATCGAGAGCGGATCGAGCGAAATCAACATCGATCAGACATATGCCGGAGGTTCATCGAACGTCGAGCTGGACATCGCGTTCACGGATGCCGGATTGCAATCCGTGTTTCTGATATCGAATCAGCCGCTTACGATCGGCACGAACTCTTCGGCGACGCCGAGCAACACAATCAACCTGGTCGCCGGCGCTCCGCTGATATGGTCCAGGTCCAGCGGTTATTTTCCGTGCCCCTTCACCGCGGACGTGACGAAGTTTTTTATCACGTGCACGACAACCGCGCGCCTCCAAGGGAAAATCCTGAGCGCCTAAATGGGAAATATCACCATCAAGGGCGATAAGGAACTCCTCCGATCGCTGTCGGCCCTAAGCAAGACGGTCGAACGAAAAATCGCGCGGAAAGCACTCCGCGAAGGGCTGAAGCCCCTTCTCGCCCAGGCCAAGGAGAACGCGCCCAAAGATAAGGGCATGCTCGAGCGGAGCCTAAGAATTCGAGCCCCCAAGAAGCGAAAACGAGGGTGGGTCGCGCTAGAAATTCG